GTTTATGGCATCAGCCATTGTATTTATTTTGTTGATGGGAATGTTGAAGACCTTTGCAATCTTTCCCATATCCTCACCAACCTGAGCGGCCGCAATGTCAAATGCGACGCTCATTTTTGTGACTTCTTTGGTGTATTCCACCAAATCCTTTTTCTGAATACCCATTCGGGCGCCTGCAGCAATCAATTCCTGAATTTCTCCAGTAGCAATAGGCAATTGCCCGGCGAGAGAAAAAATTTCCTTCCGGAACGAAGCCATAACCTTTGGGTCATCCAAATCATTAATCTGTTTTCGGATGTCCACCATCTTGGTTTCAAATTCCGAAGCCGCTTGCAACGCCTTATAGATCGTAACACCGATAGCGAGGCCACCGGCGATCAATTGTTGACCGTTTTTAAAACTTGCGTCTGATAGTGCTGAAGCTTTGGCAGATAGCTTGCTTAACCTGGTTGTGGCATTATTGGCCATCCGGTTTACAACGGTACTTGCCTTGTCCACAGCGGACAATATGAGAGCAATATCAAATTTCTTACTTGCCATTTTTTGAAAAATTCATTTACCAGCTTCCTATGAAGGCAGTGAGTTTTTTCGCTAATCCATGAGAGGCAATTAAAGAGGCCGGCTCAATTACTAAGCCGGCCTTCACCCAATATCATAGGGATTTACGTTGGTACTTTATTCAAATCATTGTGAACTTTTACCGCCGAATCATAGTAAGATTTTACCTTGCTAAGTGGCCATTGTTCAACTTCCAACGGATTCATTCCGTAGAAATGGCAGGCAAAACTTATTTCATTCTGCCCGACTAAAAATTTAATCCGGTCGTAACCAATAAAATTCTATTGTAATCTTTGAAGGACATTTCCTTAAAATCTTCCATAGGTATGTGCTTATCGTCAATTTTACATGACTTCCACATTACGATAGGCATATAATCATCCTCAGCGCTACCTTCTTTCTTGTTGCCTTGGATTTTGGATATTTCAACGCTATCGGCACCAGTCATTTCGCGAACAACAGCTTTACGACCATCGCTCAATTCAAAGAATTTTGATCGGCGGCCATTGGTGTATTTCTTTGTCCTGATATTATCCTCTTTTTCTTCGGCGTCCTCGTAAAAGAATCCTTCGGAATCGGGCTCGGTTGGAAACATTACCGGTTCTGCTACCTCAGTAGCATTTTTGTTTTCTGAATTGATTAATTGTTCTTCCATTATTTATTGTGGGTTTTGAAAATTTGTTTCAGTATAAAATTTAGATAAATTACAGCAGGCCAAGGTTCTGGCGGTATTGAGCAAGCATATCCACACCACCTACCATATAGATATTTGCGTTGAAATCTATATGAACAATGTTCACACCATCGTATTCCAATCGATATGAGGAAACAGCAAAATTGTTTTCAACTTCGGAATTGTCCTGGTGCTTAATGCCCATAGGTGCAACGCCTTTCGGACGGCAAGTAATAAATGCCTTTACCGGTGCCCGGCGAACCAAAGCATCTGCAACCCAGATATCACTATTTGCACGAACCTGCATTAAAATAGGCTGGTAGATATTTGCCATCAACGTTTGCACTTCCGGATAAAAAGAGTTCCATTTTATCTTCATTTCCATAGCATCAAACCCTGTTGGTAACTTTACCTTGCCAATCATGGCCAGGCTTTTATGATCAATCTCTACAGGCTTAGGTTCCGGCAAAGTGATTTCTTCGGTTTGTAAAAAGGTAGAATTGCCGTTTAAATAAACGTTTGCGTTGTATAGCGATCTGATTGACTGATCCATGATTAATAATTATTTATTTTTATTGAGTGTAGAAAGGATAAAGGCTATTGAGGTTAATCTTTATTCAATAGATTTTTCAAAAGCTGTATCTCAATACGATTTTTAAAAGTGATTCTTTCTGTTGGAGGTGGTACCATATAGACACGCTCAAATGTAATGTGACCTTGCGCAAGTTCTTCCGGCGGATTGTCGCTGTCATTGAGCCTTATTTCACTACCGGCCATGAATGCACCTCTTTGCACCAGCGCTGCCATAAGATTGTTTCCTTCCTGCAGTGCTATATCAGCTACAATCGTAACCGGCAAATCAATGTGTTTTGTAACAGCTTCTTCCAGGCTTTCAGAAACGATATCGTCAGTTCTTACAATATTCACGAACGTATGAGGATCGGTATTGCTTGGAAAGCTTGCATTGCGGTTGCCAAAGGTCTTAAAGCCAGCAGCAAAAGAATTCATGTAGGTTGTGATACCGATTGCATTCAATTGCTGATTTTCAGCAGAAGAATCAGTGTATGAAGCTGTGATTATTTTTTCGGCTCCTACTACATTACTCATTGGTTTGTTGGATGGCGAATACCAGTAACCGTTTTGCTTATCATTCCAGATCATTACAGCAGCCATAAAAGCACTGTAGGGAAATTCTTTAGTATTTTCCTCATCGGTTGTTCCTGTGCCATTAGGATCGACATATTTCAAACTGCTTGGGAAAAGCAACACGCTTCTACGATGTGCATTATTCCACCCAATAGTACCGGTATTCCCGCGTGCTGTTAATGCAGTAGAAACCGATGTTCCATACGGAGCATCATGCAGCCAGGTTGCACGGATACGATCTGCGATAGTACGCATTTCGGTTGCCAAAGCGGTTAAGCTACTATACCCTGGTGCCAATAGGATTTTAGCATTGTAACCAAATTTTGTATAGATGAAGTCAATGAGCTTTGCGCCGGTCCTGGAACCATCAGAAGCAACTGCACCGATCAAGTGTGTTCCCAACACGCCAGAAGGATTAAGTTTTTTATAAGAGAATTTAAGTGTTTTGCCGTTAGCAAAATCCGCATGATTGCTCAACACTAAAAGTTTGCCGAAGTCATCGAGGGTGTAATCAGTTCCCAGGACAGCCGTAGTGTTGGTATCTGCATCATTTTTAATGGTAACAGTTCCGATCGGCGGGAATGCGAGCTGAAGCGCACCGTCCACAACTGTTTGCGTTTCTGAAGCCACCGCAGTAGTGTGCGTTGTTTCATCAAAAACATTGATTACGATCACGGCACATCCACCCGCAATGCTCCTGATTAATTGAAGTGTTCGTGGAATATTAAAACCATCAACTGTTTTGCCGAACTGCGCATCTTGTGCTTCGCTCAGGCAAAGTATCGGATCATTTTTCGGGCCTTTCGGTGCAATGCCCAAAACAACAGCTACAGAAGCCCTCACGACTGTTATTTGATTACCACCGGATTTAACTTCTATGGTTTCAACACCATGCAAAAATTCTGCTGACATCAGGAATTATTTTTTTGAGTTTTGACTTTTTTAGTTTCTGCCACTTGTTTTAAAAGGTTGGCGGCCTTTAAAGACTTAATGACCGGATGATCAATGTCTTCAATCTGATCACCAGGATAAAGAACTACTTCTTTACTATCCATAATGAAATTTGTAAGGAATTTTCCTTTATACTCAAGCATGATAATGGCTTTTTAAACTGGTGGTAAATTGTCAGGCAGTTGAACATTCATAGCCCCCATGCCGAATTCAATCATCGGACCAATTACATTATCTTCATATTTCCATTCTCCATAGCCGGATATAAACATTCTCCGTGTTGCATTGGTAGGCATGTAACCCATGAAGCATAATTTTAATTGGCGCGTAACCTGGTGCGAACCTCCATCACCTCTTAGTTTCTTAGCAAGAATGTAGAAAGCTACATTTACAATTTCGTCCTGCTTAATGTGGCTTGTACTGTTCGGATCTTGATATTTAGATCCTGTATAACACACATACACCAAAGCTTTGGCCGTAGGTTGTTTGAATTCAGCTTGGTTTTCCGGAATAAGTTTTACGTCAATGAAATCAGTCAAGCTTCTTTCTGTAAGCCAGGCCTGAAACTTATTAACGATCTCATTTTCTAAAACTTCGTAATCCATATTAGCTTAACATTACATTACCTGCTTTACTGATTCTTACTTTGCCTGTTCTTTTTAAGGCACTGTAAGCATTCTTTGTTTTTTTATCGGCATTTTTTGAAGCCTGGTGTCCTTTTGATGCCAAAGCCCTTGCTGCCGGGCGTCCTGCGATTGCCATAGTATAGGGTGTTTTAAGAGCGTTTTTGCATTTCAGCAATCAGAGTTCTACCATCCCATTTTTTTGACACGTTCAAAGCATCATACTGTACTTCTTCACCATCAATTGTTACGGTAAACAACTCCGATCCGTTGTTGTCAATTTTTTCTTTTAGTCCAGGAAAATCGCCAATCTTGTATTCCATTAGCATGTTTTCAGGTCGATAGTTTATATTACCTATCTCGCCGTTTCTTGTGGGATCACTCAGATGAACATTGGCAGAAATGGGTTCCGGCGCCCCAACCGGTTCCCATTTAGCTTTGTAACCCATCACATTAGTGGTGGTGTTAAAAACCTTTGCTGCCATTTTATCAAACATGTTCATCATCGTACTTAGTAACTCAGTAATACCGTGCAAACGGCGGCCGCTGAATCGGCTGGTTCAAATGCATATCCGGCAAAGCTGTTGCCAGATGCTGTTTTAGTCATTTCAGAGGTATCGGCCTTGAAATAAAGAGTATCTCCAAGACCGAAAGCGGTACCGGTAACTTTCGGAATGTCACGGTAGCTACCTTTAAGCATCATAGTAACCTGCTCACCCTCTACCGCATCAGCAACAGCCACAGCGATAAGGTTTCCGATTTTATAAGGCTTACCACCAATTACGCCACCGGCTGGTGCTGCTATTTGGATACTTGTGCCTTCAGCAACGAAATTTTTCATTATAAATAAATTTGGAAAATGATTGAAATTGAATCCGGGACGGTCCAGTGTCCCGGATTACTTTTTATTGGTCAACTACTACGCAAAAAGCCAGATTAATTAAGCACCGGGATTTTTATACCAGGACTGCCAGCCCCAAATTGATGTATCAAAATCCAAACGGGCTTTCGTAACTACGTTATCCGTTTTCTGATCAGTGTAAGTTTCGGTATATAAACCTTCCTGGCCAGTCAGATAACTGTACACAAGTCCGTCAACACCAGATACTCCAGGATCAGCAACGATGTACCATTCTTCCGGATCAACCAAAGCATCAGAAACTACAACGATTAACTTTCCGGCAAAAACGTTCACATCGCTTGTTTGACCGGCAATGATTGAGGAAACAACCATTTGCGCTTGCGTTTCTAATTCAGGTGGTACCAAAAGATATTTAGGGGTTAAGCCTAAGAGATTTCCAGCAGGGCTTTTTTGCCTACGCAATGCAACCCTCGCAGCACTAAGCATAGCCTGGTTAGGAGCACCAATATTACCGGCACCAGTTGCAAGATTTTTATGGTCAGCATGAAACAGTGCTTTCCCATCCGGAGCCTTTGCATTGCTTATGATCATGTTCCAAAACTTGGTACTTTGGAACTGGTTTGCGCCCTGAGCGATAATTTGCGGAACCCTGCTGAATACATCCAGATCATCATTGATAATAGCCTTACGCGTTATGCTGAATTGACGCGCAAACGTCTTCAGCTTTAATTTGGCTGTTTCATCTTGGATGATAGGGGTTTCTTTGTATTCACCACCTTCAGATAATTCTTCAAAGGTTACAGAACCATCTATTTTAACACCGGTTTTTTCACGGAAATCGGTTGCGTTTACCTGACGGCCAAACATTTTCCATTCAGGAAC